AATAGTTTAAAGGTGTCAGCGGGTAAAGGTTCTCCGGCTCTTAGGCGTTCTTTAACCCAAGCTTTTAAAGTGGAACTATGTACCACTTCTTTTTGATCTAAAGTACCAAATTTAATAGAACCTTGATCTACCATCACATTGATATTATGGACCAAGAGCTCGGCATCCTTGTCTTCTCCTTTGCCAAAGGTCACTGTCACGGCATTTTTTATAAGATCTCCAAAATTATTTTCACGGAGCCACTTATGCGCAGCTTCTCTATTGTCATCGGTGATAGAGGCCGAGATATTTTCCTGGATTCCGATAACCGAACCATCTGATAAAGTAAGTGATGACATTCCAACCATATTTAACATGTCTGGTAGTTCATGTTCTGCGATTTGGCGTAAGTGGTCTTTTTTAGACATAACTTGAGCTTCAAGCGCCTCGATCTCTTCCTCGAGAAGCTTTTGACTTTCAGCTAATGCCTGAACATCGTTTAAGCTAATAGTCTTTTGACTTTGGTTGACCGAGTCTTGGACTAGTTCATTTAGATCTACCGGTAAGTTTGGATTCATCGACGACCCTCATATAGGTTAACATTGACCACGTAATAAGAGTTCCCTTGCTTGTCCCACTTAAGCGCCCTAAATTTCCCGCGATTCATCTCAGCCGCCACCGTAAACGCCAGCCCAATGGCAATGGGATCCCCAATGGGTAACAAATAGTCGTGGTCCGTGAAGTCCTTAAGTTTCGTCTTTAAGGTTCGGATCACAGGGGCAGGTGACATCGTGATGTTTAAACGACCTGGTAATAAGGAGATAAGCTCCCCAAAACGAGTTGCTTTGACTAAGTTAAGATCGGTCTCCTGGACCACAAACACTCGGCTTGGCTTTTCGGGAGCCTTGCCCAGGTTGGCGTTAGGAAACATTGGTATTTGCTCTTCCAATAGATCGGACATGACACGCTCTAAGGCTCTATATTCGAGTTGGCATGCTAATTCAGCTAGTTACTTTTGTACACGCCAAAAGTATTAACGCTTGGTTGACAGCCCATAAAGTGTTGTGGTTGTTGTCTAATTATTACTGTGTACATTGATCTTGAAACAGGGTAGGATCTTTTCATGGTCAGTCGCAACGGCTGATGTAGAGCTAAGTCCCCAGGAGAATCCCATGCGAGCTAAAGCACTAGAACTCAGAGACAGAGCCACGTTCATCCCAATTATGGCAGTGAACATGAACAATGACCCAGAAGAAGATTATTTTGGGTACCAACGTTATCTCTTAAGACGCGCTGGCTACTCATGTGATGGACAGCCCATTGTTCTTTTGACCCGTATGGATGGTCATGGTAGAGCTGAATATGACCCTTACAGCTGGGGTGATAGAACTTTCCATGTGGCTCATTTGTACATCACCGAACATTGGGAAAACCTTAATAATGGTGACGTGATTGATGTTGAATTTATTCTCAAAGAAACCTCCAGCCCTAAGATCAGTGAGAGGATGAGTGCCCCATGAAAATGCCACGTAACCCATATCTCTTAACCATGGACGGTCAGATCGTGGACTTTTTCAGGACATTAGATGATGCTCGTCTGGCGGCTCATCGGATCAACACTAATAGGATCAGGAGCTCAGGTGACAGCAGTAAACGTCAAAGCATACGGATCACTTACGATACCCCCATGGAAACTAGAGTCGTGCACGAGGAATAAATATGCATAGTCCCATCAACCTCACCGCGTTTTTGATCGAGCCAAGAACTCCGCACGGGATGTTTGGCTATCAGATCGGCTCATTTGACCCTGACAAAACGTGGATTCCACTCGTGATCGTGTCTTCGAAATTCATGACCTCCGAGGAAGCCTGTCTGCACGCTGATCATCAGATTAAAATCACTGAACGGGCGCTTTTAAAAAGAACCTTGCGTAAAATCTCTAAGACAAAGATGCCTCGGTTCAGACTCGATGACGGGGGACCTGGTGCCGCATAATACGACCTGGACGTTAGACGAAGATGACCTGCTGGCACAGATGTATCAGCACATGCATCCGTCGGATATCGCGGCGGCGCTCAAGAGAAGTTACCCAGCAACTATCAAGCGAGCCAGGTTTTTAAAACTTAAGAGACTTAAAAAACGGGGACTAAGCGCGCCTTATCAAGCACACTTAAGATCTAAGCTATTTGTCGAGGATAGTTTAGATGATGTGCTAGGTACCTACTAACGTGCAGTGCGTAGAATAGCTGTGTACACGGTAATTTAGGTTTGTTACTCTGTACATTGTGAAGAGTCTAGAACCTTAGAGCAACCCACCACATAGGAGATCCCTCAATGCCCGTCACACTTACCCTTACCGATGAACAGGCCCTTGATATCGTGTCACAGGTGTCTGGAATGTTGAAGCAACGTGGTCACCAGCAAAGTGGTGGTTTTCACTTGGATGAAACCAAGCTTAAACCACAGGCTAGAATTATCAAGAAGATAGACGCCATGGAAAAGGGCCAAGTCTTCTCCACCCAGATCTTGGGCCATGAGTTTGGAGTCACCTCCACTGCCGTTTCAGCGGTGTTGGCCAAGCTCCGCAAGGTCGGGGTGGTGGAGATGCTCCAGCGAGGAACTTGGCGCAAAAAGAGCTAGAAGTACTAGAAGTATATGTCCTGATTGACAGAAAATAACTGTGTACATACGGTCAGGAGTTAGTGTAATGTACTGGTTATCGGCTGACCAGGTTGGTTGGCCTAGAGCTTAGAGCAAAAAAAAGGAGACTAACATGTGCGCAGCAAATGTTGAAACTATGGCATTCCACGGAGATTTGCCATGGCATGGACTTGGTGTCGAAGTTCCAGACGACCTCACGCCCGAGAAGATCTTGATCGCAGCCCAGCTGGATTGGTCGGTGAGCAAGCGCCCAATGTTCTACTCCACCCGTGAAAAAGGTGGATTAGATGCGGTCAATCGTAAGGCGGTTCATGAGCACTTTGCCTTGGTCCGTGACTCTGATCACTACCTCTTGGATGTTGTGGGCGCGCGTTATAATCCGACCCAGAACAAAGATGCCTTTGAGTTCTTTGATGCTTTTGTCAAAGAGTGCAAACTAAAGATGCACACCGCTGGGTCCCTCTGCAATGGTCAATATGTGTGGGCATTGGCCAAGACTGAACAGTCCTTCAAGGTGTCAGCCAACGATTCCTTGGATTCCTACGTCCTCTTAATGAGCCCCCATAAACTCGGAAAGTCGTTGATCTGCCAACACACTTCGGTTCGGGTGGTTTGTCAGAATACGTTAAACTTGGCCCTCCAGGAAGGTAAAGCTGCTTTCCGGATGAGCCATGCTCGTCGGTTCGATGAACATG